TTAGAAACATCATACTCCAAGTTCTGACACATTGTAAGAATATCAGCATAGTCAAAATATATTTTACTTTTTAGTTTCATGAACTTGCTTTCGTTATCATATTAATATTCTTGCTAATCTGCTCATTGAATTCTTCTGTTGTTTGATGAGCGTACAGACCCTCTGATAATGCTCTGCTAAAGCTGGCGCTCATGTCCGAGTGTTTGGAAAGCCTTTCGCATGCCTCTGCAGTACTGTATCCTCCCGATAGACCCACTATCTTCTGGACGTTATTATACATCATCAGAGACAAGTACTGGTTTTTTTCTTCAGGGATAGTCAACTTCAGAATAAGCCCTTTATCAAAAACTGAAAGATTTTTAGCCAGCTCTTGCTTGAGAGCTGCTTCCAGGAGAGCTTTATCGGGACGATCAATATTGATCTCAGGCTCAACAATAGGAATCAATCCTTCATACGCAATCGCTTGAGCCAGTGTGAACTGCTGCTTAACAACCTCAGGGATCATATCAATCGATTTAACAATTGATCTCATCTTAGTGCCCACACAACCATTCGCCCTTGCATATGCACACATTTCTGATACGCTAAACGGCTTGAGTGTTCCGTTCTCTTCACATCCATTATCTACTTTGAGAAAAGGCGAGATACCTTTCTCACGAAGGATGGGAACCATTCCACGTGCAACTGTGTCTTGGTAGAGGATTGCTCCCCAAATGTTTTTGTCGTTGAAGTCAGGATTGCTGACCATTCGTAAACGCATAGCATGAACTATCTCCATCTTGTTTGATTCGGTGTAGGGAGCTTGATAACGATCCAATACACCACCAGTAGAACCACCACTGTGATCCATAGCTGCTATAAATCTATTCATCTTAGTCATATATCTAATCCCATAAGTTTTCATAATATTTTCCCAACAGTCTAAATCCGTTGGTCATTCTTAGTTGATGTGCTTGTTGCCCTTCACGATCATTCCATTCAAAATTGCCAAGGTCATCATCACCTTCAATGTATGGACCATAGTAATCCATTACCCAGTCGTCTCGGCACTTTTGTTCAAATGTCCAGATCATTTCGTCTAATACCCAATCCCAACGCTCAAAGAGTTTATGGTCCACATCACCAGTTTTCTCACATGCGTCTAGTTGTTTTTTAGTCATACGGAGTTCTTTTGGAACATCTTTCATGTCTACCATAGGCACACCGTGTTTAGTTTCTTTCAACTGTACTAGCATAGGCAAGATAATAGGAGCAAGAGTATGGTCCATACTCCAAGTGTCCCAGCGATCAATGCGAACACTAGTTTTCTGTTTAGTTGAATACCCAAACCAGTCGTACAACCAGTTATGATAGAACCTATGCCTAGGATAATTTCCTATATTAACTTTCATTCTTCTGGTCCTGGTTCTTTGCTTACTATATCATGATAGTCGGCTTCTTTGCCGTTCCATTCATCTGCGTCCGGCAACTGGTCTATTTTCTCTGTTATGTTGGGCCATATCTCTGCCATCTCTGTATTAAACTGTAACCACTTTGCAAGATCTGGTGTCATTTCTGTATCTGGAAAAATTGCTTTCGCAGGACATTCTGACTCGCATACTCCACAATCTATACACTCGTCTGGGTGTATTACAATAGTATTCTCACCAATATAAAAACAGTCAACTGGACATACATCTACACAATCTGTAAACCTGCAGTTTACGCAACCCGCGCCTACTATATATGTCACTTGATTGTGAGTATGTTGTCTATCTTCTGCAAGCGGTAGAAGGTGTCGTGAGTTAGGTCCACATCAGCATAGTCGACCTTATACTGTTCACCTGACTCCTCTCCCTCTGCTAGGAAGTAGTTCTCTGCATGCATGCAGCTTATGATCCGCGTGCCCTCAAAGCCTGTGTTGACGCCGTTGTGTTGAACGTAGATCTCAGCGCTCTCTACCAGTGCAGCCACATTGGCTAAATATTCCTTAGTCTTGCTCATTTTTCTGTTTCCCAATATACTCTACAGTAGAAATCATCGCCAAACGCATCAATTTCTGATTGTGGATAGCCTTCGTCTACTAACCATAAATTCAAGTTGAAGTCACTGCCTAGTGTATGATATTCTTCATGCACCGGCTTTGGAAAACCATACTTCCATCCACTAGGTGGATCACACATCAATACTTTACTCATGTTCCCCACCATTTGCACGACCAGTATAAGCACCAAACACAATTGGCTTACGCTTGGCAGTTTCAAATATTGCAACTGTTACTACAATCGCTGAGATTAATATTGTGTGCATAATAGCATTAATACCGGCATATGCCCAAGTACCAGAGGCAATAGTAAATACAATTACCCACATCCAAGCAAGAACCTGCATAAGCATATGTCGCACCGGAAGTGACGGAATATTCTTTAACGGATTGTGATCCATATTCATTACACAATTCCAACTGTCAACAATAAACTTACTCATAAGATTCGCCTGTTGTACGGAAGAAGTTTTCACTCCAGAATGCTTTGTCGTCAATCCAGATGTCATAGTTTTCTTTTTTGCCAACACTTAGTTCATGATGCTTTGCACCCCAAGTTACTAATTGATTATTTGTTAGTGCATAATAGTCTACGCCACTTACGCAACCACGTGCCGTCATATATTTGATTGTGTGTCCTGCATCATACAATGCGTTTACTTTTGCAATTCGTTCTGGCATCGGAATATGGTTTGCATAATCCTTCTTGCCACCACTGTCAGGAATAATTACTTCATGGCAAATGGTACCATCAATATCAATTACATACTTCATTTTCTATAGCTTCCATCTAATTCATGTGTGGCTGAATTATACACAGCCCACTCAACACAGTTATGCCATAGATATCCTTGTGATCTTAGGTGTCTATACCACTGCACAAAGTATCTAAATCGTTTCACTATGTTCCTATCGCATTGCCAAAGAGATATACGTGCATACGTCCTGCGACATTATAACCACGGTCAAACGCCATCTTAGCTACACCACCAGCATCCATCTTCTGCTCTTCTTCACGAGCGCCGACAGGCATAATCCAGATCGGATACTTAACACCAGCTTCACGGAACATTGATACAACTTCATCAAGTTCTTCCCACTGCTCTTTACGATGCCCAACAACAAACTTCAATTGGCCCTTAGTAGAGACATCATAATACTGCTTAACAACATCTGGCTTGATCGCCTTTTCACGCTTCTCTCCAGCGACTGTCCACAACTTAGGACTAACTGAGAAGAATGCTTCTGGCTTCATTAGTGGGGAATTAACTCGTTTAAGAAAGTCGTCTGACAATACCTGAGTTCCATTAGTCTCCCATGTAATCGACGAAGGTAGGTTCTCTGACGCCATATAAGACGTCTCAGGGATATTCCCACCAGGCATCATAGATAGAGCCTCATAGATATCTAAGAAAGCATTCTGAGCATGCTTCATTAAAGGTTCACCACCGGTAATGCATAAATGGTTATGATGACCAGATACAGGATGACGGAAGAACCCCTCAGGGTTATAATCATTCTTCATGATATCAACTAGACGTTGAGCAATCACATCTCCCGTCTCTTGGGCCATCAGATGCTTAAACTTCTTAGACCACGTATACGACGAATCGCATCCCTTTTCCCACACAGGAAGATCTTCTACACGCTCAACAGAAGTCGCATCAAAGTCTTTGTGTGGAAGTTCGTAGGTATCTGGCTTAGTTGGTTCAAACTGTCCGAATCCATCACACTGCAGATTGCACATAAAGAATCGGATCCAAGCAGTAGGGACACCAGTGTACTGCCCCTCACCTTGAATCGAGTTAAAGATCTCACTATAGATATATTTTTTAGCTGGTATTGTGGCTACATCAGGCATTATACACCGCGCTGTTAGATCCATGTTCTGCACACTCAACACTCACAACCCAACAACGGTTATCAGTCATCTCACGTACTAGCTTATCTGCAAAAGTATACGCATGTTTAGCAAACATTTCAACACCTACTCCATCAAGGAGAGTAATCTCAGCAAGACCTTTATCTGCCAATAGCTGGAAGTCATCGAGATGAGGATCTTGATTGTCAAGAACTACTTTATGATCAAACGTCTCTTCTAGCCAGGCCTTCAGAGGCTTGAGACCTCCAAAGTCAACCACCCAGTTGCGCTCATCTAATGATCCTGTCTGGAACGTAAACTTAAACTGAAGACTATATCCATGCAAGAACTTACAATGTGAATGAGCATTCGGCTGTCTAAAGCAAGCAGACAACCCAATATTATGACCATAGGTCTTTGTTGATTGATATGGCACTATTCGTATCCTTCTAGTTTCTTTATACCCAGAGCCCAATTCTCTGCAGCATCTTCTACATAACGCATCGCTTTACCTTGGAAGTCTTCGGTAAAGAAACGCCTCTCATTATTATCATAATATTTAATATAGAACATTTCTTCCTTCATGTCAACATGAATCTCGCATTTGCCTTTACCCTTTTCAGAATAATATGTAGAAAGTTTCTTGCCCATTCAGTCCTCCGATTTAAAAAGATGTGATCGTTTTAATTCTCTGTAATGCTCAACATTATCATATTGGTTGTGCATTAGTTCTTGCAGTTGAAATTCTTTTTCCTGGTCGTGTTGATTGTGATGTTCAATCAATACTTCATGCGCACCTTTCTTCACTATGTGAAACTGGGTCAGAGGAGATCCGATAGGGATTACGTCACCCTTCTTCATAATAAAGAATACATTCATTTGTATTGCAATGCTCATATATACACTATAGCTTGGATCGATAAACCCTGGCAACGAAGTCCAATCGCGGGTGTGATAAGATGTTGGTTGGCACAATAGTCGGTAGTCCTTTGGGACACTTGCTCTCCATTTACTAACGTGTTTCACAATTACATAATCATCTGCATTTGGGTAGTCTGGGAAGAACTTCTTAACAGGCCTATAGTCCGCCTGCGATTCGTCACCCCTGATCTCTTCATCGTTAAGCAATACATATCCAGAAGTTCTTATAGAGTTCATACCTGGGCATCGACCCACATTCGTGTCAGCTGTTGCCTTATGGCGGTCAAAAGCAAGTTCTTTCTTATATTTATCATATACATGTTCTAAGTTTGCATACTTGTAGTCTGAAAGAGGCTTGAGATACTTCTGACCCTCTTCCCAGTCATGACCCATATAATAAAATCTAATGCTCATTTTCAATCTCTTCTATCAAGTCATCTCTCATCATTTGAGCTATGGCATCAGCAGGTCTATCCTTGCCTTCATTCTCAAACTTGTATGCTAGAGTAAATCTATCACATCCTGCGTATGCAGCGTGCCAACAATGGTGGTCCGGCTCGTCAATGTGGCCAAAGTAATATGTACGACATTGCCACCCAGGTGTATCTTGAATTGTTACGATCTTGCCAGATGGCTCACGATACTTAAAATATCCATTACCAGTACGAGACCACGTAAATAATATCTGATAGGCATTAGAGTTCCAGTTAGTATGCCAACCGACAAAGCCACCTGGAGGATAGTAATTCATCAGAGCGTTGGTGTGAGCGCCAAGACGTTTCACAAAGGTATGTTTAATTCTATCTCTAAAATTAGAAAATGCCTCTGGGTTATTCTTCACCATAGTAGATGTAGGATGAGCCATATGCTCTTCGGGAAAACCAGAATGATCAGTCCCAATATTCAGCATTGATTGTAGGTACTCCTCGCCACAAAAATATTCAGGATCATCCAAGGCACGTTGAGTAGAATATACTCTGTGCTTTGAACTGTCGTATCCATCAATAGCAAAGAACTCATTAATAAAGCTGTCAAGGGTACTTGACAGCTCTTGATTGCGAATTGATACTTCCATTAAACTATCCTTGTTGAAACCAGCATACTATAACTCTTCTTGTACCACTTACTAATTTAGACACACCGTGCATAACATCGCTGTTGTATATAACAACCTCATTGACATCTTGATCAACAACACTCAAAGCACCATTATCGTCTACAACAATACTACCACCGCATAAGTCATCACTCTTTGTCAAAAGACATATAGTCGTTGCGCCTATGATGCCACCTTGCTGTCCATCCACATGCATACTAGTGAAAGATCCTGCGCCGTATTCGAGCATGTAAAACCCGATGTGTGGTACTATTGTACTTGATTCACCAGTCTCTGTCAAGTGCTGTTTGGCTAAATCTGATAATAAAAACTGTGCCTCTAATATGTCTGGATCTTTACTATTTTTAAGGTCCATATATTCGACATTGACTACATTGCCCATTTCGTTACGATGGCGGCGGCTGTCAGAATTATTTTCCCAATAGGCGTTAAGCCCATCGATAACTTCTGTGGGTAAGGTTTGACCTTTACTATACACTAGTAAAATCTATCATCTTTGGATAGATAGTTCCAATAGCGTCTGCTATTGCACGCGCAATTTCAATATGTTCTAGTTGTGTACCATTCGCACAACGAAGATCACAGTAATGAATCCAGGAACGAATAGTACCGTTGACATAGAGTCGTGACTTTGTATTGCCTTCTGGAAGAACCGCCCGAGCTTGCTCTTTAGCAATCCCTGCTTCAATAGCCCAGTCATAAGCATGCTTAGCCTTTGCAATTACCTCTTCTTGAAGCACGCGCCATGCCCTTTGAATATGTATATCTTCCGTCTTTACTGAGTTCTGCCGGTTGGTAGGATCCTGCATTCGAGCTTCTCTTAATTCAAATGCAGACCCTAGGCCATTAACATCAGCGTACCGCTGCGAGAACTCCTGGAAGCTAAAGCTTCGGTGGCGGAGTAACTGGCGAGCGATGTCTCTCGTCGTGTTAACTTCAATTGTAGCGCTTGCCATTTCAAACGGTGACCAATGTTTGTGCTTGATGAGGTATTCAAGTAGTTTTGGGGTTGTTTTGGTGTTAGCTTGGTTTGATGGATTGGAGACACGGGCGCAATAAGCGATGAGGTCTTGGATGTTGTCCAATCCTTCACCTGAAAGTTCGCCTGCGTGTATCCGGTGGCTGAGCTGAGTATATGCAATGAGTTTAACCTTCATTAATTGATTCCTTCATTATTCCATTTTAAAGTCTTTAAACTTATTGGTCATTTCAGCTGTTCTAGAATTATCCATCGCTGGAGTATCGTTAATTAGATTAGCTTCTGCATCTTGAACATCTCTAAGTTTCATTTTAGATCTATCAACGCCAATCACAAAGCGCTTGTATGCGCCAGGATCATTGTATCTGTTCTTCAATTGTTTTACCATCATCTGACCTTGAGCATCTAGCTCTTCGGTAGCAATCAATGCAAACATTAAGTCTGCTGTAGCGGGTAGTCCAAAAGACTCACTCGTATCTTCAAGCCCAGGATCTGAGCTAGAAAAACCTGCACGTGTCGTCTGCGTTGCAGACACAATCGGTACGTTAAACTCAACTGCAAGTCCCCTCATCTCTTCTGCAATAGCTTTTATATATGTATAACTATTAATAGAGCCACCCATAGCTTTCATACGAGCTGAGCCACAAATATTTAAGTAATCGATAAAGATAATCTCTGGGACAAAGTTCCGCTTCAATTTAAGCTCATTCAATAGAGCTCTGAAGTGAGATGTGTTAGCTTGACCAGTAGGATACTCTTTAATGATTAACTTGCCATTGCCCTTGCGAGCTAGATTCTCCACCTTAGATTTAAAAGTATCTTTGGTAATGTTCTCTAGCTGATCGATAGGTATGTCAAGCAAGTTAGCATCAATACGTTCAGCAATCCGCTCTTCTGCCATTTCCATTGTAATGTATAGAACATTACGGCCTTGCATCAGAGCATTAGCAGCAACGTGACACATAAAGAGAGACTTACCAACGCCAGTACCAGCAAGCGCAATGTTAAGCGTTTTACGAGGGAGACCACCTTTTGTGATTCTATTAAAATAGTCGAGGTCGAAGGGAATCCTTTCTTCTTGTTGATGATAGAAATCGTAACGCTGTTCTACGTTATCGATATAATCGTGCCCAATGTTAGTATCAAAAGATACAGCAAGGGCCTTGGTTAAAATATCAGGCAACGCGTTCTTAGTCAGATCTTGATGCTTACCATCGATAATAGAGATAGACTCCATAATGGCATTATATACAGCTTTATCTTGACACCACTTCTCAGTAGTATCTAGTAGCCATTGTTGATCAATCTCTTCTTTACCAAAGATCGCTGGTAGCATTTCCTGTGCAGCTTGATATGTATCTGCATTAAACTTATCGCTAGCGTCAATCTCAATCTGAAACGCTTCTTTGGTCGGCAGTTTGTTGTACTTGCCAACAAACATACCGATAGCATTAAACAATTGACGATATACACCTTCAAAGTAATCGGGCTTAACGAACGGTAATACTTTCCGCATATACTCTTCGTTCGTTAAGATGTTCCGAAGTATCGTCTGTTCAAGGTTGCTCATTAATCTCTTTCTCCGCTGCGCTTTCTACTATAGAATATAATACACTACCTGCAACAGTTTGTAAACGAGTATCATTAACCTTTAATTCAGGATCAGGAGTAGAAACAATTTCATAATCAAAGTTGAGACAGTCGACGCCGGCAACAATCTTGCCAAAAGAAATTACAGTTTCTGCAAACTCGCCTGTCATCAGACGAATGTCCCAATGGTCTTCATCTGTATTGCTCGCCAATAATGAATAGTCTTCATTCTCGATCATAGTTCCATCTCCGCTATAGCGTCCATCGATACTAGAGACTGATGTCCAATTTGATATTGCTTCTTCAAGAAATCTTTAAAATCTGTTTCAGCAAAGATTGGATCCCAGAATAGTTTGTCGTTAGTTCCATCGTACCGTACTTTAGGTCCAATTTCTCCAGTAGTCGTATCGACCACAGCATACCAACCATTGGAAGGCTTAGTAACATAACCACCAGCAAGAGCACAATCGAGCAGGCCAGAGTACTTACGGACACCACCTTCCCAAGAAACTGTAATAGGAATCTTAGACTTCTCTTTAACATATCGTGATTTCTCCACGTTAATAATAAAATGGTACCCTTGAATCTCTGTACCCTTCTTATCTTGCTGACGTCCAAGAATCCAGATATTATCTGCTGAATAGTAAATACCCGTGCCACCACCAACGATGTCTTTTGGGAACAGACCAATCTCTTTGTAAGTATGATTGACAGCAATCAAAGGAATGTTCTTCATAGTAAGATAAGGCGTGGCCATACGGAACAATCCTTTGAGAGCTTTGGCACGCGACATATCAGCTACCGACTTCTCATTGATAGCATCATCCATTTCTTTCTTGGATGCCATATTACCAATAGAGTCAATAACAATAATCACCTCATCAGCACGATCCAACTCTTCTAACTGACCGATCATATCAAACTTTAGTTCTTCTACGTTAGTAATAGGTGTATGAAGTACACGTGAGGGATCAATGCCAAACTGTTCGAAGTATGACTGGGGGCTGCCAAATTCACTGTCGTAGAACAACATAACGGCGTTTGGATGCGCGTTAAGGTAGGCACCAGCCATCAGTAGCGCAAAGGATGTTTTAAAGTGCTTGGAAGGACCAGCAAGGACCAATAGCCCAGCTGATAGACCTCCATCTACATCACCAGACAATGCTACGTTCACCATAGGAACGTCTGTTGGTGTAAAGTCTCGTTCGTTAAAGAACTTAGAGTCAGACAGAACATCTGTCGTCTTGATCTTACTGTTCTTCTTTAGTTTGTCCATAATCGACATTGTTTGCCTTCTCTCTATCATCTAAGTCATATTGTGAGCGGTAGTCATTATTGATCTTAATAGCTTCTTCCAATAAAGTCAAGCTCTTTGTTATCTTTGTGAACGCTAAAGAATCCTTTGGTAAGCAAGCGCCTCCAAAGCCTCGTTTACCATCATACCCAGGAACACGGTTATGGGACTTTCCAATCCTGTCATCTTCTTCTACAGCATTGACGATCATGTTATAAGAAACACCATAATCTATACACGTATCATATAGCTGGTTAAAGAACGTAACCTTTGTAGCCAGATAGCTATTGATAGTATACTTTACAAATGCAGCCTCTTTGGCTGGCATCCTAATAACCTTTTCCATCTTGCACATGCTAAACTGATTATACAGGAACTCTGCATAATCGACAGCAACAGGCAAACCACCAAATATCTGCAACTTCATCCGAATAAATTGCTCGAGTGCATTATTCTCAGTTAGAAACTCAGGATTATATACGATCCTATGTTCCTTTTCACTCATTCTTGCTGTCGTCATAATTCTTTCGATGATAGGAGGCGTAATGGTAGACTTGATAACAATAAAACATTGTGTGTGCTGTAACAGTTTTAACACAGCATCTTCTACTATAGTGGCATCGACCGTACCATCTTCTCGCATGGGTGTTGGCGCGCAAATAAATACTGCCACCGGATCCCAGT